GACGACAAGGCACGCAGCCACTTCGAAATCATCTCTGATGCCCACCCTGACTTCATGGATGTCGCTGAGAGTCCTGAGTTCAAGGGTTATGTAGATTCCCTGGATGAGACCCAGCAGGCCAAGGCGCAGAAGATTATCGAGTCTGGCAGCGCACGCCAAATCGTTCGCCTGCTCAGTGACTACAAAGCTGCTGGAAACAAGGTTGATCCAGTCGAAGACCCTGCAATGGATGCTGCCGAAGGTGTCCGATCCAAAGGTTTGAAGATCCCTGAGAAGCCAGCACAGTCTGAGGACTATGCCAGCGCATGGGATCAATTCTGACGAATTCGGGAGAAATCCCAACCATTGCTAAGTTGGTTACCTAGCCGTTTCACAAGGTGTACGTCAACACTTTGTTCCTGGATGCTTGATGCCGGGGTGACAAACATCTAGCAAATTCGGAGCACGACACCAGTCGCGCAGCGGTCAATTCGGGATAGCTTTCAGCCCCCGCATGAATTCGACAAGCTTGCATACGGCATACGAGTTAGTTAGCTCCTTTTGATGGCCCTACTGGGCTTTTTTCATTTCATCTTAAGGAAATCATCATGTCTAATGTTGTTTATGGGGATCTTTCCCCTCGTACAGCCGCCTATGCAGAAAAAGAATTGCTGAAGCGCGGCCTCCCGTACCTCGTGTTTGAGAAGTTTGGTCAAGCCAAGAGCCTGCCCAGCAACTCTACCAAGGTTATCAAGTTCCGCCGCTTCAATGCGCTGAGCAATACCCCTGTCACTTTGACTGAAGGCGTCACACCCGCAGGTCAAGCCGTGTCTACGACTGACATCACCGCCACTCTGGATCAGTATGGTGGCCTGATTACTGTCTCTGACGTGATCATGGACACCCATGAGGATGACGTGCTCAATGAGTCCGTGACCCTGTTGGGTGAGCAAGCCGCTCAGATGATCGAGAAGATGCGCTTTGGCGTGATCAAGGCTGGCACCAATGTCGTTTACGGCAATGGCACCCTGCGCACCGATGTGAACACAGCCTTCTCTGTGGATGTACAGCGCCGCGCTGTGCGTGCCCTGAAGCGCCAGAATGCACGTCCGATCACCACCATCGTTCGCTCTACTCCGAGCTACGGCACTGAGGCTGTCTCTCCTGGTTTCGTGGGTGTTATTCACCCCGACTTGGAATCGGATATCCGCAAGGCCACCGGTTTCGTGCCTGCTGAAAAGTATGGCTCGATCACTCCTTGGGAAAACGAAGTGGGCAAGATCGATGATGTGCGCTACATCTCGACCACCATCGCTGAACCCTGGGTTGATGCTGGTGGAGCAAAGTTGGCGATGTTGTCTACCGGTGGCGTAAAAGCTGACGTGTACCCAATCATCTACCTTGGCCGCGATGCCTACGGGATCATCGCCCTGAAGGGTGCTTTTGCAGTGACCCCGATGGTTGTGAACCCCAAGCCAAGCGACTCTGACCCGATGGCTCAGCGTGGCTCTGTGAGCTGGAAAGGCTATCAGACTTGCGTTCTTTTGAATGACCTCTGGATGGCGAGGGTAGAGGTAGCCGCTACGGCCTAACCGATTACCGCCAAGCGGTAAAGAGCCCCGCAACTCCGCGCTGTGGGGCTTTTTTATTCCTGCGCGGGAATCAACTTTTCTAGGAAAATATCATGAGCAAAATCTCCGACGTAACCAATCAAGCCATCAAAGACCTGATTGGCAATATGTGCCTGACCAAGATCGCCTTGGCAGCTACTGGTGCAGCCGCTACTGTGGCAAGCACTGGCACTTTCACATTCACCAATGGTGGCGCAATCTACACCCACGCTGCTTTGGCCGCGCAATCCATCACCGCTACCCATGCGATGAATGGTAAGCTGGCTGTGACTGCTAGCCGCGCATTGCCCACTGGCAAGACTGCCTACTTTACGTTGGGCGTGAATGCTTCCGGTACGGTGTGTGTTTCCCAGGGCGACTACGCAGGTGAAGACCTGAGTCAGTTCTTCATGGGCACAACTGCTGTTGGCACTGGCGCTGTCCCTGACGTACCTGCTGGCTACACGCCTATTGGTGTGATCAAGATCGTGAACACCTCTGTCGGCAATTTCATTGCTGGCACAACCCTGTTGGACGTTGCCGGTATCACCGACACCTACACAGACGTGTGTGTTTTGCCTGCTGCATTGGCATAAACGAGCCAATCCCTAAAGCCCCTGAGCCTAACCGCCAGGGGCTTTTTCTTTGGACCTTCGGGTCTGTTTTTATTTGAGGTAACCAAATGACTGATTCACAAGTTAGCACCATTGATGATCCTGTTGAAACCAAGAAGCCGCGCAAAGCTGCTGTGGCCGAAGTCGCCAAAGGCAAGAGCAATGTCGAGGGCTTGTCTGGAAAGATGGAGATCATCACCATTCACTCTGAGCGCGGCGAAGGCGGCGGAGATGCGGTGCCTGTTGGCCTGAATGGCTATCTGTACCAGATCCCACGCGACGAGCCTTTTGAGGTTCCCACTGAAGTTGCTCACATCCTGCGCAATGCAGTTGTGACAACCATCAAGCCTGGGGCCAACGGTGTTAACACCGAGCGCTCTATGCCACGTCACGCCTTCTCTGCTGTACCAGCATGAAGCTAGAAGCGTTTTACCCGCATGTTCTGCCAGAGGTGCCGGGTTGCCCGGACCCCTTGCTCAATTCAAGGCTGATCGCCTCTGCCGCAGAGTTTTGCCGTGAAACGCTTTCTTGGAATGAAGTGCAAGACCCCATTGTGCTGGCGGACGGCGTCTCTGACTATGAGCTGGAGACTCCGACCGGCGCTTACGTTGAGTCTGTTCTCAGTGTGACGATTGGGTCCAGAAAGCTGATACCTGCTGCCGAAGGGTTTGTAGGGACAAGCACAAGCGTTGAGCCGGTTTACTACAACACATCAGACTACGGTGTACTGCGTGTTTACCCAACGCCAAAGAGCCTAGATCCAGTCACTGTGACGGATGAACAATTTGCAGTCAGTAGCCCATTGATTGGTGTGACGTATTCTCTGAGGCGCACCAATGTGGATGGGATTGTGATTACAGATAGCGGAGCTATACCAGCTACCCTTGTTCAGGGAGTTGATTACACCGCTGACACTGGCCTTGGCGTGATCCGGTTGCTCCGTTTAGATAATGGCGGCGCTCCTGCTGTTTCCTATGTGTTGCCACTGAAGGCTAGATACACATTTGACCTGCCGCCAGCATCCATGCTGGTTAAGGTGGCCTACACGCCAGCCATCGACGCAACGAGCTTGCCAGACTTCTTGAAAAGGTTTGTTGACACGATTTCAGCTGGTGCCAAGGCGCAACTGATGATGATGAATGCTTGGGTCAATCCACAAATGGCGAGCTACTACCGCTCGATGTTTATGGATGGAATCACCCGGGCACGCATCCAGGATGCACATGGCCGTGTTGTTGGTCCTCTGCGAGTGAAGCCTCGCGCATTTGGGTTCTGACATGACGACCACTGTTGCCTCCATCATCACTGAAGTTCAGACCATCCTGCAAGACAATGGGACTCGCTGGCCTACCACCGAGCTGCTGTCATACCTGAATGATGGGCAGCGGGAAATTGCCACCATTCGTCCAGATCTGTTTGTTGTAACTCAGGCCATCCCGTTGGTGACTGGTGTAAAGCAGACCATCCCTGACGCATGCATCAACCTGATTGAGTTCACACGCAATACAGACGGCGCTGCCATTCGCCAAACAGACCGCACGATGCTGGATCTGACTGAGCCAGGATGGTATTCAAAGACACCATCTAAGACGATCAAGCACTTCTGCTACGACCCTCGCGAACCAGATGCTTTTTACGTCTATCCGCCTGCTGCTGTTGGTGCAAGCGTGGATGCGGTGATGTCAAAGATGCCAGATGACGCCATTACAAACATCAACTGCAAAGATACCTGCAAGAACCCATTGATTCACTTCATCCTGTTCCGCGCCTATCAAAAGGATGCTGAATTTAGTGGTAACGCAGCACTCAGTGCTGGACATTACCAGCTGTTCAAGGACACGCTTTCCCAAGACGCTGCCGCTGGGCAGTCGCTTACCCCAACCCCAACTAACTGATATCAGGAGACGACCATGTCAGGATTTTCCACATCTTTAGCCAACGCCATCATCGAAACCACGCTCAACGGCGCGGCCTTCATGACCATCAGAAACCGCTATTTCGCGTTGTTTACCGCTGATCCGACCGATGCGTTTACCGCAGGCCAGGAGGTTTCAGCGGCTTGGTACACACGCATGCCGACCGGTGCGTTTCACGCGGCCACCAATGGCACGACCTACAACAACACGTCGGTAGAGTTCCCAGCTGTTACTGGAGCAGAAGTCACCGTGACTCACGTCGGTATCGTTGAAGGGGCAAGCGCTTCTGGTGATACCTCCACGCTGCTTTATAGCCACGCGCTACCTTTTCCCCAGGTTATGGCGATTGGCGGTATTTACCGCATATCCGCCGGATCTGGTACTGGTGACTACACCCTGACGCTGGTATGAACTTTGGCCCCCTGAATGGTTGGGCGGTCAATGGATCGCAAGTTGACAACATTGTCAGAAACATCATTACAGGGGAATGTTTTGCCGTTGCGTATCCAAACGCCACATACATCCCAGAGGGCGCGTTTAGGTTCCGGGTTTATGGCGAAGCTAGCGCAGATGGTGTTCTAACACCGCAGGTTCTGAGTAGGGCTCCTGGTTATTTTGAGGCTTTGGCTGCTGCTGTTGTAAGCGCCCAGTTTTTGTATCGTGGTGCGTCGGAGTTCACGGCAGAGGCTCAGGCCACGCTGACCCCGCATTACTACCCTAGAACGTATTACAACAACCCTGCCAATAACTACGCGCAGGTTTTGCAGTCGTTGGTTTTAGGGAAGATAAACACAGTCCCGGCAGTGTTTATGAGTTCGGCAGAGCCAACATGCAGGTTTTCCGAGGTTTATACGCCCTCAGTCGTTGGGCAGTGCGAAGCAGTTGGTAGTGTGTTACCGGAGTCTGTGATCAGGTACAAATTTGTCAAGCGGTCTGATGCTGAGTACATCGTCCCTTATATCAATAACCAGTTTTTAGTGAGATAGCAATGTACCTTGAAACTATACGGCAGCAGCCTAATGATCGACGGGACTATGACATTACTTATGCTGAGTGGTGGCCTGACGGGGCTCCGATCACCGAGGTTGTTTTGAGTCAGTCTCAGACGACAACGGTTACGGGTGCGGCTGACCTGACGCTTGGGTTTGCTTTCGACTCGCAAATAGCAAAAGTATGGATCTCTGGCGGAACCAGTGGGGCCACTTACAAGGTCACTGTTCTCGCAGTTTCAGATGTTTCTGGTAGCGAACGTCGCGCCAAAGAAATTGAACTAAAAGTTCGCATTAAGGACGACTGATGGCAAAGATACTTTATCTCAATAATTTTGAGTGCCAGTTTATTGACTCGGTGCGGGAAACCCCGATCTCTGGCACCCCAGCGACAGAACTTGGTTACGGCATTCTCCGACTGAATAACTCAGCTTCTGGGGTTCTGGTTAACCCCACTGGCGGCGACTACTACCTGCTAACAGCGTTCAAACGCGCTGGCGGGGCTGAGTCTGTATATGAGGTCATGAAGGTCACTGCGGTTGATATAAGCACTATGCCCGGGGAGTGCCGAATAACCGTGACACGCGCCCAAGAGGGAACAACCGCCAAAGCGTATGTAACTAACTACTATGTTCAGATCAGG